CCTGCCAATCTTTCCCCGACAACCACCAGTTCGGTCCAGGCTGGTCCTATGTCTGGCCAACCCAAACCTAAATTATGACAACTCAAACCAAAAGAAAAAAGAAACTTGTTGGAGATTTGAAACCAAGACTCCACAGCCCTTGGCTCAAAGGTAAATCCAGAGCCGATGAAGTAATTGAGTTAGCTGAGAAGATTGGTCAGCCATTACTTGAATGGCAGAAGCTTATTCTCAAAGATATGTTGACAGTTGATAGCAATAATCAATTCATCAAGCGCAGCACACTTCTCTTAATCGCCAGGCAGTCAGGAAAGAGCCATCTAGCTCGCATGCGTGTCCTAGCAGGTTTGTTTTGCTTTGGCGAGAAAGACATTCTCATGATGTCATCAAATAGATCAATGGCACTCAAATCTTTTAACATAATTGCAGACATCATCGAGCGCAATGACTTCTTGCGTGTTCAGTTAAAGAATGGCGACCCGAAGAAAGGAATCCGCCGAACCAATGGAGATGAACGCATAATCCTTGAATCAGGCGCAAAGGTAGAAGTTGTAGCCGCCACATCCGATGGAGCGCGTGGTCGAACAGCAGACCTTCTATGGATTGACGAATTAAGAGAAGTTACGGAAGTTGCGATGGACGCTTCGAAGAGCGTAACGCTCACGCGCCCCAATTCCCAGCGATTGTTTACATCGAACACTGGTGATGCGTTCAGCAAAGTCCTCAATGACTTGCATGAGCAATGCTTAAACCATCCACCTAAATCTTTAGGGTTTTATGAATACAGCGCTCCGCCATTCTGTGACATATGGGATCGTAAAGCTTGGGCCATGGCAAATCCATCACTTGGATATTTGATTCCTGAAGAGGCCATCGAGGAGACGATTGCAACATCAACAATTGAAGCTGCCAGAACCGAGACGCTTTGCCAATGGATTTCGTCAATCAGCAGCCCTTTCACGCCAGGCTCATGGGAAGATATATGCGACCGCTCTATGGAGATGACTCCAGGACCTTTAACAATCTTTGCCTTTGATATTGATATGAGCAGAAGAAATGCAGCACTCATAGCAGGACAGATTTTGCCCGATGGTCGAATCGGTGTGGCATTAGTCCAGACTTGGGAATCACAAATTTCGGTGGATGAATTAAAAATCGCAGCTGAGATTAAGGGCTGGTGTGATTCGTACAAACCTAGAGTTGTTTTGTACGATCGCTACACAACGCTGGCAGTAGCTGAAAGGTTGCAGAAGTCTGGCGTAATGGTAGAAACCATCGTAGGCGCTGAGTTCTATGCCGCGTGTTCGACTCTCAAAGACCAAATCGACAATAAGAGAGTTGTGCATGGTGGGCAAGATGTTCTGGATCAACAAATGCAGAATTGCGGAGCTAAGAGCACCGATTCATCTTGGCGTTTAATTCGCAAAGCTAGTGCTGGTCCGATTGTTGGACCTATTGGCTTAGCAATGGTGGTCAGTCGATTATCTCAACCACAATCGACACCCCAAATCATTGCCTAGACACAACACACCCAAATTGTCAAATATTAGACAAAGTGTGGTAGAATGTCTATATGGGTTTATTCAGCAAATCAGATGCGACAACCAAAAAAGATAAAGCATCAATAATTGCTCAATATGCTCCACAAGTTTTAAGCACTCCACTTCTTACATCAATAATGCCTTCTCAGGCAATGACCAGAGAATTAGCTTTAGAGATTCCATCTGTTGCTAGAGCGCGTAACTTAATTTGTGCAACTATTGCCGCAATGCCTTTGGAACTTTATCGCAAGTCCACAGGTGAAGAATTAGGTAAGCCACTTTGGTTAGATCAACCTTCATTTAATCAGCCGCGCTCTGTGACTATTGCTTATACAGTTGATGCGCTTTTATTTTATGGTTTCTCTCTGTGGCTCATAAAAGAGCGGTATCAGGAAGATGGCAGGCCGTCTCGTTTTGAGTTTATCCCTAATCAGCGTGTGACACCTTACTACGGAACATCAGAAGGTCATTACATTGAAGGCTATTACATCGATCAGGTATTTTATTCTAATGACGATGTTGTAACATTCCAATCACTTAATGATGGTGTATTAACAACAGGCGCAAGAGTTTTGCGTGGCGCACTTGATTTAGAAATTGCTTCAACTTTAGCAGCATCTACTCCGATGCCATCTGGTTATATTAAAAATAACGGCGCTGACCTTGATCCTAAAGAAGTTCAAGGATTATTAAACGCTTGGAAAACAGCACGACAAAATCGTAGCACTGCTTACTTGACATCTACTTTGGAATATTCTCCAACATCCTTCTCGCCTAAAGACATGATGTACAACGAAGCAAAGCAAGAATATGCGACTCAAGTTGCCAGAGCAATGAATATCGATGCTTTTTATCTTAGCGCGGATGCCAACAATAGTATGACATACAGCAATTTGTTGGATTCTAGGAAACAGTTCGTCTCGCTAACTTTGCAGCCTTTCATAACCGCAGTGGAAAGTCGCCTTAGCATGAATGATGTGACAAACGCAAACAATGAGGTGCGCTTCGATTTAGACGCATCATTCTTACGCGGTAATCCAATGGATGACTTAATGGTCATTGAAAAAATGCTTTCACTTGGTCTGATTACAGTAGAACAAGCGATGGAAATGACTGACCTAACACCTAACGGAAATGAAGGAATGTAATGGAAAATCAAGTAATTACTTTCTCAGCCGATCTGACAGCAAATGTAGAAGAACGCACAATCTCAGGGAAGATAGTTCCAATGGGAACTGGAGAAATTGGTTCTACTTCAGCAGGTCGAGTTGTATTTGAAAACGGAAGTATTGAACTTCCAGTTGATCCTAAGAAGATTAAACTTTTGAATCAACACAACAATAAAGACCCACGAGGCCGCGCAACATTCTTTAATGAAGTTTCTAACGATGGCATCTATGCAACCTTTGCTGTATCAAAGAGCGAAAAGGGAACACAAAGTTTAATTATGGCTGAAGAAGGTCTAATTTCAGGACTTTCAGTAGGCGTTGAAGTATTAAAGTCAAAAGTCAAGAGCGGTGTGATGCATGTATCTGCTGCTCGACTTATGGAAGTAAGTTTGGTAACAGAGCCAGCATTTAAGTCTGCTCAAGTTATCGATGTCGCAGCTGAGGAAACTCCAGAAGTTGCACAAGAAGAAATCCAACCAACAGAAAGTGAGCCAACTGTGGAGCAAACTCCAGAGACAGTTGCAGCACCAGTAGAAGCAGCGGCTGTAGAAGCGGCTCGCCCAACTGTGGCGGTAACTAGTGTGCGTGAGCGCACAGCACCAATCACATCACAGCAATACCTAGGAGCATCTATTAAGGCTGCTCTAGGCGATAACGATGCTCGCCGCATTGTTGAAGCTGCTGATGATTCAACAGCAACAAATACTGGTCTAACATTGCCAGCACACTTAACAAATTTCATTACAACAACATTTTCTGGCCGTCCTGCATTTGATGCAGTAACACGCGCTGGAACTGTTCCACAACTTAGCTTCACCATTCCTAAAATGGGCACAGCACCAACATCTGCCGTTGTTGCAGAAGGTGCAGCACCATCAGAAACAGGAATGACTTCAAGCTATGACACAATCACAGCAAGCAAGTATTCATCAATCAACCGCGTGAGTTTTGAACTCCTCGATTTTTCAAATCCTGCGTTCGAGACTTTGCTTCTCAATGAAATGAGAAAAGGCTATGAGAAGGCAACAGATGCAGCACTTATTGCAGCATTTACATCTTCTGGCGTTCAGGCAACTGGCGTAGCAGCAACAGCAGCAGGATTGCAATCATTCATTGCAACAGAATCAGCAGCAGCCTACAAGGGTACTGGTGGAGATTATGCTCGCAAGTTAGTGGCCTCGACTGATCAATGGGCAGCAATCCAAGGATACGCGGATACCACTGGACGAGCGCTGTACTCAGCACAAAACGCAACTTACAACGCTTCAGGTACTGCTTCAGGTTCTTCAACTGTCGGCAATATCCTAGGCACAGATTTAATCATCGATCATAACATCACAACTTCAGGAATCATTGATGAGTCAGCATTCCTAGTTGCACCAGATTCAGTTTATGTCTGGGAATCACCAACAACAAACCTTCGTGTCAATGTTTTGACAACAGGCGAAGTTGAAATCAACATGTACGCTTACCTAGCAATTTATGTAAGCAAAGCGGGAGCTGGCGTTCGCCGCTTCAATCTTACTTAATCAGTAAGTAACTTAAGTCGCTGGGAGTGGGGCGCAGCCCTTGCTCCACTCCCAGTCTTTAGAAAGGATTGCAAATGGCATTGACAACAGTCTCAGAACTCCGCACCACGCTCGGAGTCGGTACGTTGTACACAGATGCCGTTTTACAGGAAGTGTGTGACGCTACAGATGCAGTCCTACTTCCAATGCTATGGAATAACTACTCTTTTAACGTAGCCCATAGCAATACAACAAACACAGGCACACTTTATTTTGAGACTTCAGTAGCAGAAACATTTTATGTAGGCCAGACAGTTGTCGTCTCAGGCAACGGATCAAAGCACAACGGCAATAAGACAATTACAGGCGTTGGTGAATACAGCATTACCTATGCAATCTCAGGCAATAACAACACAGCAGCGCCTTATCACCCAGTAAATCCTTTGGGTCAAGTCGCAGCAGAAACTTATGTCGATTACACACTTGATTTAGCAGTCCAGCAAGCAGCGCTCATGGTAAGTGTTGATATTTGGCAGGCACGCACCGCAACTTTAGGTGGTTCAAATCTTGTGGACTTCCAACCATCACCTTACAGAATGTCTGCACAACTCTTAGCAAAGGTCAGAGGGCTTATTGCTCACGCACTCGATCCAAGATCGCTTATCGGGTAGGCCATGCCAGTTGCTCTCACTACTCTCAGAACCACGATTGCATCTGCATTAGTAGATAACGCAGTCTACCAGGTCTTTGCTTTTCCACCAGCTACAGTTCTTGCCAATTCAGTCATCGTTGCACCAGATTCACCTTATTTAGAGCCAAGCAATAATCAACACAACACTATT